CCGCAGGGGGGTCTGGGGGTGCGCTGCAAAGCGCAACTCCCCCAGTGGAGCCTAAATCGCTTATTCATTTTTGAAAAATAAATAAGGGGAGTGCGGCGGCGTCACCTTCGGTGGGCCTACGGTTCGGTAATTGCAACAATGGCACCAATACGGGGCCTCGGTGCATCAATCTGAACAATGACGCTGGTTGGAGCAACTGGAACATCGGCTCGGCCTGATTCTATCTGCAATCTACATCCTACGCCAAAGCCGCCGCACTCTGCATTTTATGCACTGCGCCATGATGGGCGCAGCCTACACCGCTGACCGTTGAAATACGGCTTACTCGCCATAATTGGAAAGATGAGTGGAAATAGGTCCGATACAGGGCACCCGGTAAAGCGGTCGCACCTGCCGGGTGCAGGAGATAGAAGAAAGAATATCTTATAGGCGTACAAGTTGAAAGAGTACAAGTATCTGTATCAAGCAATGCTTTCGGAGGAAACAATCCGCAAGGCATACAAGAACCTTCGGAAAGGCAAAACACGCCGAGCGGAGGTAAAGTATATCGATGCCCATCTGGACGATGAAGTTCAGAAGATGCACGATATGATTTTGAACACCAAACCCGATGGAATAGAAGTCCAGAACCCGAAACTCGGATTCAAGCCCCATAAGCACACCCCGAAGATCATCGACGAACACGGCAAGACCCGAAAGATCTTCGAGCCGGAGATCCACGAGCAATGGCTGCACCACATCATCGTGCTGGTGTTGGAGCCGATCATCACCGGCACCGCATACAAGTACAGCTGCGGCAGCTTCCCGAAACGCGGCGCACATTACGCCAAGCGGAGGATTGAAAAGTGGCTCCGTTCAGACCCGAAAGGGACCCGGAACTTCCTGAAAGTTGACATCCGGCATTTTTACGACAGCATCCGGCTGGACGTTTTGATGCGGGAGCTTGCAATTAGGATCAAGGATGAATGGTTTCTCCACGTCATCTGGCTGTGCCTCCGGGAGTTCAAAAAGGGCATCCCGCTGGGGTTCTACATTTCGCAATGGCTAGCCAACTACCTGCTGGAGCCGCTCGACAAGTTGATAACCGAGACCCTCGGCCTCGACAAGCTCGTGCGGTACATGGACGACGTGACGATTTACGCAGCGGCCAAGAAAGCCCTGCACAATGCCGATGTTCAGATCCGAAAGATGCTGGGGCAGCGGTTCCGTTTGAAGTTGAAGAAGAACAGGCAGGTCTGCAAGTTCTTCTATCAGGGCAAGCGGAAAGCAATGGGCCGACCTCTGGATTTTATGGGCTTTGTATTTTACCGGGACAAGACCATCATTCGCAAGCGGATCATGCTCAAGGCCACGCAGACGGCCCGGCACCTCCACAAGGCGAAAGAGGCAGGGCGTAGCTACTGCCGCCACAACATCGCAGCCATGCTGAGCTACATGGGCTGGTTTTCCTGTACCGACACCTACGAGTGCTTCAAGCGCAGGATCAAACCGAACGTGAAGATCGGCAAGCTCAAAGAAATCATCTCAAAATTAGATCGGAGGAAAAAGAACCATGAAACCTTGGGTACCCGAAGTATGCTCCAGTCAGCCTGAAGAACTCCAGATCATCGGCCCGGAGACCTACATCCAGCGGCGCAACATCACCGCCGTGGAGCATCCCGAACAGGACGGCACTCCGGCCTACACCGACTACAAGTGCGAGAGCCGGGAGATCACGTTCTCCGAGTATCAGATGCTGGCATCGATCACCGAGATCGACACCAGCAAGGCCATTGACGACTACACCATGCAGCTGATCGAACAGGGGGTTTTGTAATTATGACTGCTACTACTTTAGTTGAGAGCCTGTCCCGCCTCTATGAACACGGTCGTCTGACCAAGGCTGGCATCGCAGCCCGCGTCAAAAAGGGCACCATCACCGAGGACGACTACAAAACCATCACTGGCGAGGATTACAAGGACGCCTAACTCCTCTGGCGGGCTGGAACTCATCGACTTTTTAGTCGATGCCGTGGCGACCCTTCTCCGCATCGCCAAGGCGCAGAACGAACAGCTTCAGCAATTGGGTGCCGTTGCAGCCGAGGAAGAATCGCTGCGCGACATCGAGTGCGCCTGTTCTGCCGTTCTGCCCAGTCCGGCCAGAGGGGAGGTGGAGGAAGATGTACATTGACCTCGACACCGTAATCAAGGCCGCATCGGTGATCTCGTCCATCGGCGTGATCATCGGTGTGATCGTGGCCGTCTACAAGGTCTTTCAGATCAACCGCAAGCAGAGCGACTTCATCAAGTCCATTGAGGACGAGCAGACGCTGCTCTGCTACGGTCTGAGGGGTGCCCTGCAGGGTTTGATCGAGCAGGGCTGCAACGGCCCGTGCAAGGATGCACTCTCCAAGCTGGAGAAACATCTGAATCAGAAAGCCCACGAAACCAACGACATCTAACAGGAGGAAAGCTATGAATATCACCGAAATCGCAACCGCCATTCTTCCCAGCGTCATGGAGATCATCGGCACCATTGCCATGCTCATGGCTGCCAAGATCGGCATTCCTTGGCTCCGTGAGCAGCGTATCTTCTCGCTGGTCCGCAAGCTGGTCAAGGGCGCAGAGAAAGCCGCAGAAGCTGGCAAGATTCCCAAGACCGACAAGCACGCTCTGGTCATCAAGTTGCTCAAGATGAAAGGCATCGAGGTCACGCCCTTCTTGGACGCTTTCATCGATGCCGCCATCAAGGAGATGGACGAGGTGGCCGAGAACATCGCCGACGAGATCACCAAAGACTAACACATTTAGACCTTCCCCGGCTGGTGCAGCAGCCCGCCGGGGAGAAAGGAGGTCGCTCCCATGAGCAACAGTTCTCTGATCTCCTACACCAAGATCAGCCCGAACAGGACAAGCCCCCGCAAGAAGCCCATCCGCAAGATCACCATCCACCACATGGCTGGCAATCTGACCGTTGAGCAGTGCGGCGCAGTTTTCGCCCCGACCAGCCGAAAGGCAAGCTCCAACTACGGCATCGGCACCGATGGCCGCATCGGGATGTACGTCGAGGAAAAGGACCGGGCATGGACCTCCAGCAGCCCGGACAATGACAATCAGGCTGTCACCATCGAGGTGGCGAACAACACCATCGGCCCGAACTGGACTGTGAGCGACAAGGCGATGGCCTCGCTCATCGACCTGTGCGTAGATATCTGCAAGCGCAACGGCATCCAGAGGCTCAACTTCACCGGCGACAAGACCGGGAACCTCACGATGCACTGCTACTTCAAGTCCACGCTCTGCCCCGGCCCTTATCTAAAAAGCAAGTTCCCGTACATCGCCAGCGAGGTCAACAAGCGGCTGGGTGCAGAGGCCACCCCGGAGCCGTTCATCGTTCAGATCACGGCCAGCAGCCTGAACGTCCGCAAAGGGCCGGGCACGAGCTACGCCGTCGCCCAGACTGTGCGTAAGGGGCAGGTGTTCACCATCGTGCAGCAGCAGGGCGGCTGGGGCAAGTTGAAGAGCGGAGCCGGATGGATCAGCCTGAAGTACACCGCCAGAAAGTGAGGGCACCATGCAAGCAGAAGAACTGAAGTATTTGTCCCACGAAGCGGTCATCAAAAAGGTCGCACCACTGGCCACCTTGGACAACGTCACGTCCGGCATCCCGGCAGCGATCACCCTCGCCCAGTTCATCATCGAAAGTTTCTGGGGCCGGTCTCCGCTGGCCTCGGCTTCCAACAACTGCTTCGGGATGAAGAAGAACCTCTCCGGCAACAACTGGCCCGGCTCCACATGGACTGGGAAAAGCATGACGTGGGTATCTTCAGAGGCCAGCAGCGGAGAGACCGTCCGGCAGCCCTCCGAGTTCCGGGTGTACGCCAGCGTCGAGGACTCCATCGCCGACCACAGCGCATACCTCGCCGGGGCGATGAACGGCACCGACCTGCGGTACAAGGGACTGCGCTGGCAGCTGGACTACCGCACCGCCGCCCAGATCATCAAGGACGGAGGGTACGCCACCGCCCCGGACTACGTCGAGGTTCTCTGCGCCATGATCGAGCGGTACAACCTGACCCAGTACAACGTGGCGCAGCCGCCCTTTCTGGTTCGGGTGATCGTCCCGATGGTCGCCGCCCGGAAAGGCCCCGGCAGCGAGTACCCCGCCACCGTGGTCGTCCGTGGCCCGAACATCTTCACCATCACCGAGGTGCAGGGCAGCTACGGCAGACTCAAGAGTGGAGCCGGGTGGCTCAATCTCCGCTATGCAGAGTGGATCTGCAGCGAGTAAAACCACACGCAAAACAAAGGGCAGATGCACAATAGCACCTGCCCTTTTCTGCGCCCACACAGAAAGCCCCTGCGTGGCGTTTTGTGTATTCAGAATAAAGTTACACCCCCGGAGAGTTTACACGCTTCTCCGGGGGTGTTTTTTCCGTTGGAAAAATCAAGGCTCAAGGGGCGGCTTTGAATCCCATGCGAGCAAGGTACTTCTCAGCCTGCGGCAGCTGGGTGAATGTGCGGCTCCTGCGCTTCTGGCGGTCACGCCCGATCACAAGCGTTTCGCCGATGCCCTGAACCACCCACGTCTCCTTCCCGTGCTTCCACGCCCGGTTGAAATAGACAGCCTCGCCCTTTGCATTGACCATCTTCATAGTTCAGACTCCTTTCGCAATCTCCGCAGCCTCTTCTACGGAGTAATCATCAAAACACCCTTCCAGCTTTCGGAGAACAGCCCTGATCACGTCCGGGCTTGCGCCCGCCCGGAGCATCGCTTTGTAGCAGTAGCCGACACAGGCTGCGTTGCTCCACGGACCATTCAGGTATTCCAAAAAGTTAGTGTCTAGCATTCAGAAACGCCTCCATTACAACTTCCTAAGATTTGCGTATTCCCGGAAAAGGCCCTGCACATATGCACGGTGGATGGTTGAGCAAAACCATGCCTCGGCGTTTCTGCCAGCCCGGATGGTAGGAATCCAGCTCGCCATCTCTACCACGTCCGCATCGTACTCGTTCGGGGATTGCTTGATTGTGGCCGCCAGAACCCGAAGCACACGAGCAACACCGTACTTTGGAACCATATCCCGGACATTCAGCCGGGTCATCTCCCCGGCCAGAGCTTCGAGCTTCTTCCGCTCCTCTATCCACCCGACCCGGTCTTCGGCGGGAATCGTTGCGAGTTGCCGCATGAGTTCACGATCAAACATCTTCAGCCCTCCTTCACCTGACCGATCTTGTCGCAAGGAACGAACTTCTCGCCGTCCCACTTTGCAAACTTCTTGACGGTTCCGTTCCCCCGGTAGTCCTTCTGACCGTAGCCGTAGACCTGACCGACGACAGGGTCCGTGACAATGAGGTCGCCCTCCTCACCCTGATAACCGTCCCCGGTGTAGGTGCCGACCCGCTGCGAAAAGTCGTATTTCCCGGCAGGGGTCATGGTGCAGACCCAAGGGGTGCCGTACCGACGCTGGTTGAAAGAACTGTAGCTGGCGATGATGGCATTGGAAACAGTAGACATTTCTAAGTCCTCCTAAAATTTTGTTCACGATATGCAGGTGGTTCCCGCGACCTTCCCGGCTGGCTGCCGGGAGGTTTCGGCCCTTACCGGGGGCCATCATCAGGCGGGGTTGTTCTCTCCTTTGCAAGCGATTACAACGTCGTGTAAAAAGTTGCCATTCACATCGAAAAGACTTCCAACCAGAAACCCGCAGCTGGTAACTCCCAACCGCCTAATGGTATTTTTCCTCAAGTGCCAGACCGTGAGGCCATCATTGACCCCATCGATAATCTGGTCGTAGGTGCTTTCCGCAAGTGTTAGATGTTTCATAGTTCAGCTCTCCTTATTCTTTGACTTCGCACACGTCGGTCACTTCGTAGACATCCAGACCGTGCCCGGTCTCGTCCACCAGCCGCTGCACGGCTACGTTCCGGGCGTCCACCGGGTCGATTGCGTTGACCTCGTAGCAGTCCCAGAACTTATCAACCGTGTTGTAGACGTACACCTTATAGCGTTTCATGGTTCAGTCCTCCTTACTTTCGGCTTCCTGCTCAATTTCGAGCAGCTCATTGTAAATTCTTTCGGCCTCGTCGCCGGTTAAGTTGAACTGCTCGATCAGGTCGGGAAGATCGCGGGCCCGCCAGCCGCCCTCGTACAGGGAAGCCGCAGAATACTGGGTATCGTACTCCTCCTGTCCGCCGCAGCGGAGGTCATCGCGCCAGTTCTCGTAATCGGTCTCTGTCATGTTCAACATCATAATTTAGCCCTCCCTCTTAGTAGCAAACCGTGGATTCGTTGATGCGGATGAACTTTCCGCACTTCTTGCAGAGCCGCTCTGCGCAGATGTAATTGTACACATCCAGCCGGTTTCTGAACTTCGGATCTCTGTCGGTGAACACCAGCGTCTCGTTTCTGAAGATTGCCTCGAACCTCGTATACTTAGTCATTTTGTATTTACCTCCGTCCTTTACTGTGTCTATATATTACCATACATACGCATGGTTATCAAGGTGTATAATGCACAAATAACAATGCGTATGTATGGTTATTTCGTCAAATTGACAAAGCCATACACACGCAGTATAATAGAGCCTGAAAAGGAGTGATCACCGCATGAGAAAACTGACGATGACCGAGAACATGACCCCCATCGACAAAAAGCTGATCGAAAAGGGCATGACCAGATCCGACCTGTCCAAGCAGAGCGGGGTGCCGCTTCGGACCATTGAGTCATGGTGCCGCCGCCTCCGTGTGCCCCGTGACGTTTACCAGTTGCTCAAGCTGGCAAAGGTTCTCGGCTGCCAGATCGAGGACCTGATCGAGCCGGAGGCCGGAGAGAAGAAGCAAGAGGAATAAGAAAACCCCCGGCAGCGATGCCGGGGGCCTTTTCGTTCTTCAGATCTCAAACCCTGCGTTTTTGACGGTCTCGGCGACGGCGTTATAGGTGCGCTTGCCAAGAGTGGAGTACCACCGCTCCTTGTAGGCATCCCGCCGACCGTCCGAATAGAACCACGCCCGGCAGACCCCGGCCTCCAGATTGACGAACAACTTGACCTCCAGCGTGGAGGTCTGCTCTCCGTACCAGCAGGTCTGCACCTGCTTCTCGTACTTCTTGGAGAGCAGCGTGTGTTCACAAGCGAACTCCATGGACTGTGCGGCGGTGAAGCCCTGAGCTTTCAGCATATCAACCAGAACGTTCTTCATTGCGGTGCCCTCCTTAATTCTTGCTGGCGGCCAGTGCCCGGTTCAGGTCGGCCATGACGGTGAATTTGTTATCGACGAAGATCTTCAGTTCAGCGGCCTCATCACTCCACAGCTTCAGAGCGGTGATCAGGTAGTCGTAGGAGCTGCCATAGTAGGCGAGAGCCTCGGCCTCTTTACGATTCAGCGTGATCTGATATTTTGCAGAGTTTGCAAAGTATTTAGCGGTCATTTTGGATTTACCTCCGTCCTTTATTGTGTCTGTATATTACCATACACACGCATGGTAAACAAGAGCTAGACTGCACAAAGATACTGGCGTGTATATGGTCTTTTTGTCAAAAAATAAACCCCGCCTTTTCGGGGCGGGGTGCTTGTTACAGCAGCTCTTTTTTCAGGGTTTCGACGACTTCCAGAGCCTCGTTCTGATCCGCGATGAACTTCTGAAATTCTTCGGAATTCAGCGCACCATAGGAAGTGGTCTGGATGGAGAAGTCCGGGGCTTTCTCGCCGAACACGTCCTCATTGTAGTAGATCTTCGGGAGATAGCAGCCGCTCTCATACGGCTCGGTGACGGAGATTGATCGGCGGGTGCGACCGTCTGCGTAGGCGGCATCGTCGATGCAAACCTCATAACGACCGACCGTGTAGGTGTTGCGGGTGTAGCCGTTACCGTTGGCTTCCTTGTGCAGTTCCTCGACCTTAATCATTTTCATTTTGTTGTCCACCTTTCCTTTACTGTGGCTATATATTACCATACGCGCGCGTGGTTATCAAGGTGTATACTGCACAATTATTGACCGCACTATGTTGTTTATATTGTCAGCAGGGCAAAAAGAAATAGGCACCCGGCTATCAAGGCCGAGTGCCTATTTCTTTACCGCTCAGGAAGCGGCATGGTCAGGACGAAGAACGCACCCACGAAGTAGATCGTGGGGGGTTCGCCTGATTCACATTTGGTGGAGGTAACGTGACCTTGTGCGAACTTTTTGGACAGTTCGCCAGCCGCCGCCTCCGCGTCCATGACAAGGTCGAAGTCGGCCTCGGCGTTAGAACCCCCTGAATAGTTGAAAGCAATCCGCAGGTGATCATCGGACAGGTAGACCACCGACACAAAGGCATCAATGACCTTGCGCCGGAACTCTTGGCTCTGCAAGCTGCCGCCCCGGAAGCGATCCAGCCAGAAGAGAACCTGATCGCGCTCCAGCCGGACGTGGCTCAACTTTTCCAGTTCGATGGCCCGCTTCAGATCTTGGGCCTTGGCCTCCAGATCCAGAAGCCGCTGCTTTGTGGTCGAGGTGATGATTCCGGCTTCGATGGCCTTCATCACATTGTCGGTGGCCTTTTGGGTTTCCTCCAGTTCGGCGGTCAGGGCGGCAAGCTGCGCCGAGGCCGCCTCCCGCTCCTGATATTCCATCACGGCATCCGCGATCCACTCCATCACGTCAGGCCGGAGGACGTAGTCCAGAGCGGCTTTCACGACCACACGCTCGATCCACTCGCGGGGCACGTTCGCCTTTTTGCAAGCCCGCTCCCGCCGCCGCTTTTGGCAGCCGTAGTAGTAATGCAGTTCGCCGCTCTTCCCGGTGCCGGAGAAGCCGATCATGTAGGACCCGCAGTGGGCGCACTTCAGCTTCCCGGTCAGCAGGTAGTCCCCGCCGTCTTGGTGACGACCCCGGACGCTGCTATTTGCTTTCAGCCGCTCATTCGCCGCCCAAAAGGTGCCCTGATCGATGAGAGCGGGCATCCCGCCCTCGATGCGGGTGTCCGAGAAATGATACACCCCGATATAGGCCTCGTTCATCAGCAGCCGGAAGCTGCCCTTGTTCCACCGCCCGCCCCGGCTGGTTTTCAGCCCCCGGCTGTTCAGGTCGTTGGCAATGTCCACAAAGGGCATCCCCGCCGCAGCCTTTCGGAAGATCTCCCGCACGACCTCGGCGTTTGCTTCATGGATTGCAAAGCGGCCATCCGGCCCCTTGCAGTACCCGAAAGGGATGGAGCCGGAGTTCACCTTGCACTGCTCGGCGTTGTATTTCATGCCCCGGCGAATATTCTGAGCGAGGGCTGCGCTGTAATATTCAGCAGACCCCTCCAGCACGGATTCCAGCAGAATCCCCTCCGGGCCATCCGGGATGGACTCCTTTGCATAGAGGACCCGCACCCCGGCCTTTTTCAGCCGGAACTTGTATGTGGCCGAATCGTAGCGGTTCCGGGCAAAGCGGTCGATCTTCCAGCAGATCACATAAGCCCAATGGCCATGGGAGGCGTCCTTCAGCATTTGCTGGAACTGGGGGCGGTTATCGGTAGTGCCGGACAGATGCCGATCGGCGTAGACCTTCACCACCCGGAGGTTGTTCTGCCGGGCAAAAATCTCGCAGTCCGCCACCTGCTGCTCGATAGAACAGTCCCGCTGATTATGAGACGAGTACCGAGTGTAGATCACGGCATCCTGCATATCCGGCTCAAACATGGCCGGTTTCTTTTTTGCACACATTCAGAGCAACCTCCCGCCGCCCACCGAGGGCGGCTTTTTTATTTGGACATGAGCGCATCCGCAATTTTGACGTATTTCTTCGCCGAGATATTCCCAGCAAGGAACTCTTGCCTCCACCGCTCAATTTCAGCCTGTGCGTCTTCCAGCGCAGCTTTGCTTCCACTACGACTGACCTTCGGCCAGTCCTCCAGCATCCCAAGTTCCGAGGCCAGACGGTAGATGTGCTTGCAGGGCCACTCCCTGCTGGCGAAGTCGAAGCAGGAACACTCCGACAGCGAAACCCGGTACGGTTCAGGGTCAGAGCCGACGACCACCGCCGTCTGCTCTTCCACGTTGACCGTGATTGCATCCGCTTTAATTTTCTCGCCGTTCAGACGACGCTTCACCTGCCCCGGCAGGGAGTGAATCGAAGAATCCCAAATTTCAGACCACACCATAAGTATTGCCATCCTTTCCATATTAAAAAGGGAGAGCTGCCCACACGGACGGCTCTCCCTCTTTCTTTTCGGCTTCGCAGGGGGAGGCCCTCAGCCATTACTGGGTTTTCTATTGTATGGATTATATGCGAGATCTTCTGCGTATGTAATGACCTTTTCAACCGCCGCACTGTTCAAGGCATCGCAAGCCAAGAGCAGCCGCTTCTTCAAAAGATCTTCCTCGCTTTCATGCGGGGCATTGTTCCGAGGGTCGTCGCTCAAGCCAAGAAGCCAGTCGGTTGTGCAACCGCAGAAGTCAGCGACCTTTATAAGGTAATCATGCCCCGGCTCTCTTGAACCGTTCTCATAATTCGTCACGGTTCGGTAAGACATTCCAAGAGCATCCGCGAACGCTTTTCTATTATACCCGATAAATTCCCTCGCTCGGACAAGACGCTCCCGCATTTTTTCGCCATCCATCGAATCCCTCCTTTCAAAACAATTTTACCACACTCCCATATTATAATCAAGGATTTTTTACCCGGTTTGGATAAAATGTTTTTGAAATCCACTTGACTTTTACCCGGAATGGAGCTATTATAGATTCAGAAAGTTACCCAATCCGGGTAAACGTTCAAAATCAAAAACGAAAGGATGACGAACTATGATGTTCCCCAATATCGAAGCCGAGAGAGCAAGAACCGGCATGACCAAGACTCGCATGGCGCAGGAGATTGGCGTGACCCCCGACACCATGAAGAACTGGCAGAATGGCCGCACCGAAATCCCGGCCAGCAAGATCGTTTCTCTTGCAAACCTTTTCGGCGTGACCACTGACTACCTTCTGGGCCGCACCGTCAACCCGAAAGCCTAAGCGACGGAGGAACCCCATGAACCTCAAGTACATGAGCGTATACGAGGGGCTGGAACACATCGAGGACCTGAAAGCACTTTCCTCGTACCGCCCCGGAACCCGCAAAGGCTATATCTACGTTGTCGAGTTCAGGAAAGACGGCGGTGGCCTTTGCAAAATCGGGCAAACAGGGTGTCCTTTCACCAGAATCCATGGGATGTACTACAGTGACTTCATCCCGACCGATATTCTGCGGTTTGCAGTAAGCCCTGCGCACAAGGACCCGCTGAGTACCGAACAGTACCTCCACAAGTCCTTTGATGATGTTCGCATTCCAAATACAGAGCTTTTCAAGGTAGGTTTTGAACAGGCCGTAGAATTTTCTGATCGGACGATTTCCGCGATCCTTGCCCGCCAGCAAGCCGAGTTTACCGATCTTTCTAACAAGGAAACCGCATTTTGCAGAAGCTACAATCCGATGTCAATCATTCATCACATCGCAACCTTCCCCCCGGATAAGCAGGGGCAAGTCGTTCGGATGGTCAACGCCTACCTTGCCGGGATGAAATTTCAGGATCACATCCAAAAAAATCTTCTGTGAGAGGCAAAGCGATGGAAATTGAAGAACTCGAAAAGATGCTCTTTTTCTTCCGCTCCATCGGAGAGGAAGAACAGAAAGTCGCCTTTGCATTCCTGCAAGGTATGGAAACCCAGCGTTTTTCGGACAAACAGTCCGAGCCTTACACCGCGAACCAGTAAGAAAGGAGCCATGCCAGATGGCCAGCACAAAGAACCTCAAGGCCGTGCCGACCACCGGCACGATGCCCCGACTCGACACCAAGAAGATACCAAAAGCAGAGCGGGCCAACATCGGCCAGCTGGTCTTTGATGCCATCCAGCGAGAGTTTCAGAACCCAGAGATCCGGGCCGAATACGAACGCTGGAAAGCGGATCGGGCCGCCAAGGGCATCGCCTGAACCGAAAGGAGAATACATGAGAAACGCAAAAGTCACAGCCGCCATTACCGCAGCAGTCGCAGCAGTCCTCGCCGTTCTTGGCAAGGCGTTCAACTTCGGAGTGGACACCACCACCCAGATCTTGATGCGCTTCGGTTACGACTGGGGCAGGGCAGCAGCAAGGGCACCATTTTATTTTAGCCTCGCCATCGCCCTGATCGGGCTTCTGGCTTGCGCCGGCTGGATCGTCTCAGAGGATGCCCGCCGCCAGCTTTGGAAGATGTGGAGCAAGCCGAAAGGCTATGGCAAGATCACCCGGAACCACGCCCGAAACCCTGAGTATCCGAAGCAGGAACGGAGGGGTTGACTGTGGCGAAAGCTGAAAGCCTTAAATGGACGCGGACCTGCATCCGCTGCGGAAAGAAGATGGTCGGAGTCGCCAGCAACAAGACGCTCTGCGATTCCTGCCTCAGCATCCGGCAGATCGAGCATGACCGAAAAAAGGCTCAGAACAACAAGCTGGAGGTCGTAGAACGGACCAAGCCGAAACACGCCCCGGAGGATTCCCTCCAGAATGATGTCCGGGAAGCGGATCGGCTGGGCGTGAGCTACGGAAAATACCGGGCTTGGAAAGATGGGAGGATTCACATCCATGGTTAAGTCTTTCTGCAAGGACTGCCCAAACCGACACACGATCTGCCACGATACCTGCCCGCAGTACCAGAAGTACAAGCAGGAGTTGAAAGCCGAGAACGCCTACAACCAAGCCATGACCGGGCACGTCGGTGTTTATCACCGCGACCATGAGGACCGGCACCGTGAAAAGGGGCGCAATCGGTACATGGGGGCGAATGGGGGTGCAGATCGATGAAAATGGCCCTGATAGAAAACACCCTGCTCATCAAAGAGGCCGACACCGTCCAGTTTGCGGTGATCAAAAGCTGGGGCAAGATGAAGTGGTCGAAAACCACGCAGACCCTCTCCGGCACCGCAGACATCGAACTTCTGGACAAGCTGTCCAGCATCGTCAAACTGCCGCCCCACATCGAAGCCCTGCGCCAGAGCCTCCACAACACGGCAGCCGCCGTCGATCAGGAGCGCATGAACGACAGCCCGGAGCCGCTTCTGGACTACCCGGTCAAGATGAAACTTTTCCGGCATCAAGTCCGTGGGGCGAACATGGCCGCAATGGTTTTCGGGTGGGTTGACCCGAACGGAGGAAACACAACATGAGCGATATTCATAAAATGAGCCTGTCCTCGCTGCTCTGCCAGATCGACAGCATCAAGGACAACAGCGCATCCTTTCTCCCCGGCGAGGGGAAGCAGGACACCGACAAGAAGATCTGGCAGGACGACGTGGACGCTTGCAACGCAGCCACCGAGATCATCAAGAAGCTCTGCGAGGAAAACTGCTTCTCGGTGGCCGAGGCAATCAGCTACATCGCACAGAGCAAGAAGCTCCTGCAGGACTGGGGCAACCTCCATGCCAAGTACGAGGTGCCGTCGCAGCCGGTCAAAAAGGACGGCGTATGGCACTGCCCGGACTGCAATCACAGGGTGAACCCGCACCACTCGCACTGCCACTGGTGCGGTACCCGACTGTTGGGAGGCGCAATCAGATGAGACGAAAGGTAACATTCATGCGGGTCGAAATCGAAAAGACCAAGCAGCCCCTGCCCGAAAACGGGCACATCTTCGCCACCATGCCCCTGCGCAGAATCGTGCCGAACCCCTGCAACCCGGAATGGAAGCCCGCCACTTGCCCGATCTGCGGGCAGGACTGCTGGCTTCAGACCGGGAACGCCGAACTGGTCAAGCGGGTCTACCCCAGCGCAAAGTTCGTGTGCAGCGAATGCGCATGGACAGGAAAGGCGGCGGCAAACCAATGAACATCCGAAAATTCATCTCTACTTACAAGTGCCGCCTTTGCGGGGAAACCTTTCAGAGCGTGGGCACCCCGAACATCAACAACGCCTACGCTGAGGTGTTCGACATTGCCATGTATCACAGTGGCGTGAGGAGAGAACTCAACGAAGTGCGGTCTCCCTCGCTGTTTGGCATCCACCACTGCGATGATGGCAGCGTGGGTCTCGCAGATCTTCAAGGCATGAAGAAAGTCGGTGGCAGCGATGGGTAAAGGCTTCGGTTTCCTTTTTGAGATGGGCTGCGGCAAGACCCTGACCGCCATCGCCGTCACCGGGGCCGGGTACAAACTCGGCAAGATCAAGCGGGTGCTGATCGTGGCCCCCACCTCCGTCTGCGCCGTCTGGCCGAAAGAATTTGCAGACTACGCCGACTTCAGGTACACGGTCAAGACGCTGCTGGGCACAAAGCCCCAACGTCTCAAGGCCCTCGCCGATCTCGAAGCGTTTCCCTTCCAGAGCCTCAAGGTGGCCGTCATCAACTACGAGTCAACGTGGCGAGACGGCATCTTTGAAAAGTTGCTGGAGTACGATGCCGACCTGATCATCGCGGACGAGAGCCAGCGCATCAAGACCCACGATGCAGCCCAGAGCAAATCGATGCACCAACTGGGCGACAAAGCCCGGTACAAGCTGATTCTCTCAGGCACCCCGGTGCAGAACGAGGCGGTGGACATTTTCAGTCAGTACCGCTTCCTCGACCCGACCATCTTCGGCACCAACTTCTACGCCTTCCGCAACCGCTACGCCGTGATGGGCGGCTTCAACCGCAAGCAGATCGTCCAGTACAAGGACCTCGACGAACTCATCCGAAAAGAGCATTCAATTGCCTATCGGGTGACAAAAGAGGAAGCCCTGGACTTGCCGGAACAGACGTTCCAGACCCGGAGCATCATCCTCTCGGCCAAAGAGCGGGCCATCTACGACCGTTTGCGGCGGGACAGCTTCACCGAACTGGACAACGGCGGGAAGATCACAGCCACCACAGTCCTGACCAAACTCCTGCGGCTGCAGCAGTTCACTGGCGGCTTTCTGGTCGCCGACGATGCAGCCAAGCCGGAGCTGGTCAGCACCGGGAAGCTCGATGCCCTCTCGGACATCATCCAAGACTACGTTCTGGAGGGCAAGAAGAAATTGGTGATCTTCGCCCGGTTCATCCCGGAGGTCTTGGAGATCATCAAAAGGTCGGAGAACATCATCGGAAAGAGCGGCATGAAAACGGTGGCCATTTACGGAGCCATCCAGAAAGAGCAGCGGGGCGACATCGTCCAGCAGTTCCAGAAAGACCCATCCACGATGGTTCTCGTCGGCCAGATCGACACGGCGGGCACCGGCATCACCCTGACCGCAGCAGACACCTGCGTCTACTACAGCGTCACATTCAACTACGCCACTTACTCGCAGAGCCTCGCCCGCATCCACCGTATCGGCCAGCGCAACACCTGCACATACATCCACCTCGTAGCCGAGAACACCGTGGACAGCACCATCCTCAAGTCCCTGAGCAAAAAAGAGGATCTCGCCAAAACGGTGGTCGATGACTGGAGGCAGTTCTTTTGAAGATCTACATCGTGGACGGCACCCCGGTTTTAGACGGCACCCCGAAAGAGCTGGCTCAGTATCAGCACATGGTGCAGCAGCTGGCGGTGTACGATGCCTACCAAAAATTGCTCAAAGCTATCGCCGAGGGGAAACCGCCCGGCGGGCAGCTTGAGGATAAACCACCCGCCCGGAAGCGGGCACCCCAGAAAAAGAAAAGAAAGGATGAGAGCAATGAATAATCACGACTCGCCGCCACGTCCTGTTATTGCCTTGGACTTCGACGGCACCATCTGCCAGAACGCCTACCCGGACATCGGCGAACCGAACTGGCACGTCATCGAAAAAGCCAAGCAGTGCCAAGAGCAGGGTGCATACCTGATTTTATGGACCTGCCGGGGCGGGCAGATGCTGGAAAAGGCCGTAGCCGCTTGCACCGAATGGGGCCTGACGTTCGACGCGATCAATGAGAACCTCCCGGAGTGGCGCGAGGCATACGGCACGGACCCCCGGAAGATCGGTGCAACCGAATACTGGGACGACCGCTCGGTCATCGCAGACGGAACCTGCGTCCTCCGCAGTTCTCGGTGCGCAGCTGATCATGCAGAATGGGAGGCTCGCAAATGCTCGGAGCAATCCTGACCATCGCAGTCCTCGTAGCCATCGGAGCCTTTGGATACCTTCTCTGCTGGAAAGCTGGCGAAGCTGACGACCGGGCAGAGCAAGAGCAAATAGAACGCCTGAACAGAAAGGAAGAACACAAATGACACTGTTAGACATGGTACGCGATTACCAGAGCCTTCTGGAGCGCAAGGAAGAACTGGCCGATGAGGTCAAGGCCAACAACGCCCTGATCGAGGAAGCCAAAGCGAACATCTCGCAGCAGATGATCGACGATGACTGCCCCTCGATCTCGGTCGGCGGCTTCAAGTTCACCCTGACCCCCAAGACCATCTACAGCAAGAAGTCCGAAGCGGAACTGGCCAGCGAGGGCATCAATTTCTTTGAGACCCTCCGGGAAGAGGGCCTCGGCGACATCATCGTGGAGAGCGTGAACACCCGCACCCTCCAGTCCACCATCAAGGCATACGTCGAGGAAAACGACGGCCTGAGCGAGGACCTCGCCAAGTGCATCAGCATCTTCGACACCTACGACATCACCCGCCGCCGTGAGAACAGCCGGGCCACCAAGGGAGGAAAGAAATAATGGAAAACCAGAACTACCAGCAGACCGAGATGGATCTGCGCACCAATCTCCAGCAGGACGTGGACTGCCGGGTGGCCAGCGTGATCGATGATACCTACGATATGCTCAAGGATTACAACCCGCCCGCCGTGCGCAACCGCCACGAGGCATACGGCATCGCCGCCGACAACTTCACCCGGATCAGCGCAAAGGTCAAGTCCGTTCGGAATGACATGGACACCCTTCTCAGCACCTTGGCGAATCCCAACTACCCGGCAGTCGAGGCGGTCAGTTTCCTGCACAACCGGGTCAGCGAGCTGATCTCCCTGTCGATTGTCATGGCAGCCGAGATGAAGCGCACCATGAACGACCTCTACGAAGCCGAGCGCAAAGACGACACCCCCACCCCGCTGGAACAGGCCGCAGCAGAAAATGATGGTTTTGAAGAAGCCGAACCCGCCGACGCTGAAGCCGACGATGAAGAATAAATAGGAGGACACATACTATGGCAACCGCAAAAAAGAACACCGAGCTGGCCCCCGTTGAGAACTTCGCCCTGACCACCGCCTACGACGGTCTCGACCCGGAACTGGCAGCCGAACTCAAGGATCAGATGGACGATCTGGACGATGAATCCGGCATCAACTGCCGAACCATCAAGATTCCCTCTGGCGGCAACCTTGCCTTCACGGTGCAGGGCGACGAGGACGGCGATGAGGACTACCTCAAGGACATCGAGGGCGTGATTGTATTCACGCACCGCATGAACGGCTACTGGCCGAACGCTTTCGGCAGCAGCACCAACCCGGAGGACAAGATCCCGGTCTGCTCCAGTATGGACGGCAAGTCCGGCCTGAACATTCGGACCGGCGAGATTTGCGAATGCGACAAGTGCCCCTGCAACCAGTACGGCAGCGACCCGAATGGCGGCAAGGGCAAGGCTTGCAAGAATATGCGCCGGATCTACCTCATGCGCAGCAACGACCCGAACCTCTATCTCCTTACGGTGCCGCCCACGAGCATCAAGGAAGTGAACAAGGCCCTCACCCGCATCATGGCCTCCAAGGGCATCCCCTACACCAACCTGATCGTCGGCTTCAAGCTGGCCAAGGCCACCAACGCCAACGGCATCAATTACGCCACCGTGGTGGTCGACAAGCGTGGCATCCTGCCCCCGGCAGTTGCTCAGACCGCCAAGGCCATGCGGCAGGAGATCAAGGCAAAGTACAAGGAGATTGCCATCACGATGGACGACTACAGCACCTCGGCCTCCAGCAACACCATGGCGGCAGACGAAAGCGCACTGGACGTTCAGGTGTCAGATACGGAGTTCACCGACGTGACCGACAAAGACAAGGATCTCCCCTTTGTTTAATCAGGCAGCAGCCCTATAAAATTTCATGCCCGCAGGGGGAACCGCATCGAGGCGGCTCCCCTTAAGGCATAAAGGGGAACAGATATGAAATTCAAGAAAGAATGGCGGTGGAGGCAGCATGGCGGCAAGAGAGATAGATCTTGATAAGGTGGTGGATTACCGTGCCGAGTACACCGCCGTGATTCAGAAATACAAGCTCGCCGGGGACAAGCTGACAGGTCTGTGCCCTTTCCATGAGGACAGGAACAACAGCTTCTCGGTCGACCTCAAGACCGGCAAGTGGCACTGTTTCGCAGAGGACTGGGGCGGCAACTTCGTGTCATTCTGGGCAGAACTGCATGGCGTAGACACCAAAGAGGCGTACAAGCAGATTTTGGAGAAATACGGCGTTGCTGCCGAAACCCCGAAACCCGCCAAAAAGGAAAAGACCACAGTCCTCGAAGATTTCAGCCTTGCAGAGTATGCCTTTGCAAAGCATCTCCCGGAAGAATGGCTGGCCAAGACCTGCCGCCTCGAAACTCGGAAAGACCGCAACAACGGCACCGCATGGCTCTACATTCCCTACTACAACGCAGCCGGAGAAGAATCCACCTACCGCAAGCGGTACGCCCACAAGGACTTCCGCTGGCGCACCGGCAGCTCCGGCAAGATCTGCCTCTACGGTGAGTGGCGCATCCCCGAATTTGCCAACGCCGGGTACGCGGTCATGGTTGAGGGCGAGAGCGACACACAGAGCCTGTGGTACATGGGCATCCCGGCCATCGGCGTGCCGGGGGCCTCAATGTTCAAGCCGGAACAGTCCTCGGTGCTTCAGGGCCTGAAGCTGTACCTGCACCACGAGCCGGACGGCGGCGGCGACACCTTCATCCACAAGATCTGCACCGGCCTCCGGGATGGAGGCTACGAGGGAGAGGTCTACGAGTGGAGCTGCAAGGCTCTCGGCGAAAAAGACCCTTCCGACCTTTACATCAAGCATGGCCGGGAACAGGCTGCCAAGCTGATCCGGGATGCCCTGAAAACCGCAAAACCTGTGGACTATAAAAAAGAGGACATCCCCGAAGCGATCAGCGGCGCACCGATCAGTCTCCGACAGCCGGAGGGCTGGATTTACTCAGACAAGGGAATCAGCCGGATCGACGAAAAGAAGTTCCAGCCGGTCCTCTGCTGCCGCACCCCGATCATCCTGACCAAGCGTCTCCAGAGCATCGAAACTGGGGAAGAAAAAATAGAGGTAGCCTTTAAGAGAGACGGCGTCTGGCAGAGTGCCATCTACCCCCGGTCGGTGATCTTCCAGAGCCGCAGCATCACCGCCCTTGCAGACCTCGGCTGCACGATTACCAGCGAGAACTCGAAGCAGGTGGTCCGCTTCCTCGGAAGTCTTGAGGCCGAGAACATCGACATCATCCCCAAAGAGGACAGCACCTCCACCTTCGGATGGCAGCCCGGCAACAGGTTTGTGCCCGGACACGCAGACGGAATCACGCTGGACATTGACCCATCCCAAAAGGCAATGGCCACGGCCTACTGCCAGAACGGAACCTTTGAGAAATGGGTGGAACACATGACTCCGCACCGCAGCCGCCAAAAGTTCAGGTTCATCCTTGCAGCCAGCTTTGCAGCCCCGCTCCTGCGGATCGTGAAGCAGCGCATCTTCTTCGTGTACAACTGGGGCGGTTCCAAGGGCGGAAAGACCGCAGCCCTGAAAGCGGCCCTCTCCGCATGGGGAGACCCGGAGCGGTTGATGGTCAACTTCAACGCAACACAGGTCGGCCTCGAACGGACGGCAGCCTTTTACTGCGACCTCCCCCTCGGCATTGATGAGCGGCAGCTTGCTGGCAACAATCAGGCCGGGCTGGAAAAAATCGTTTACATGATCGCATCCGGCACCGGCAAGATCAGAGGCGCAAAGAGCGGCGGCATTCAGGCCACCCAGCAATGGCGCACCGTCGCTCTGGCCACCGGCGAGGAACCACTCAGCACCGAGACCACGCAAACAGGTGTCTCCACCCGTGTGCTGGAACTTTACGGCGGGCCGTTCGACAACGAGCGGGATGCCGGATTGATGCACCAACAGTCTGTGATGGACTGCGGCTGGGCTGGCCCGGCCTTCGTCAAGAGGATAATCGCCACCCCGGAGCGCACCATTTGTGATGCCTTCGAGTTGATGCAGAGTTACGTCCACGCAATGGCCAACGGCAAAAACGGCTCCCACGTTTCCGGCATCTCCGCAGTCGCTCTGGCCGATGCCATGATCGATAGCTGGTTCTTCAACACGCAGCAGCAGGGCGACCTCACCGACGAGGCCGACGTTCTGCAGCAGCTGGGCATCCACCCGGAATCGTGGAAAAAGGCCAAGATCATGGCTGCCAGCATTTTGGAGGAACAGGTAGAGAACAACTCCACCGACGTGAACGAAAACGCGGCGCAGTTCATCGTGGACTGGGTCATGTCGAACAAGGCATACTTCGGAACGCAGGTGATCGGCACCTGCCTCGGCATGATGAACGAGAGCGGCAACACTGTCTATATTTTCCCCTCCATGCTGAATCAGGCCCTCACGAAAGCCGGGTACAGTCCCCGGAAAACCATGAAATATCTGGCCGACAAAGGGCTGATCAGCATGTACCGGGAGAAGAACGGCAAGATCACCTACTCCACCATGCGCAGATTCGGAGATCGCAGCTGCCGCTTTGTCGAGTTCTTCATCGGCAAGCTGGCCGAGAACAAGGACCCGATGGACGACCTCGAAGATCAGATGGACCAAGAGGAACCGCCTATGGCTCCGGCTCCGGCTGCGGCCCCATTCCAGACCTCGGCCACACAGACCACGATGCAGGACGACTTCACCGTGGTCGACGACACAGACGATCTTCCTTTCTAAAATTTGTTTCACCTAAGATTAGGTGAAACGCTAGGTGAAACATTAGGTGAAACAGAAAAAGTCAAGCAACCAAGCGGCTTTTTAATAGATTGTTTCACCTATTTCACCTAAAATCAAAATACAATATGTTTTTGCGCATTTTTGCATTTTGCAAGATTTTAGTGCAAAATTGCAAAATTCTTAAAAATACGGTGTGTGTTTCAAAATAGGTGAAACATGTGAAACGGAACCCAGAAAGCCGCACGGCCACAAGGCAAAACGCCGTTTCACCTATTCCCACCGATTAGGTGAAACAAGCACCCGAAACCACAACAGGAGGCATTGCAAATGGAAATGACCTACGAGCGGGCCGCCGAGATCCTCGACCCGGACCGCCGGGAAGCTTACGACAGCATCGAACCCGTCATCACGGCTTGCAAGATGGGAATGGAAGCTCTAAAAAAGCAGATTCCGGCAAAGGTGAATTTGTGGGAAAACTCACAATTTGGTAATTGCCCGTATTGCAACGAAGTTGTTTATAGGCCAGAACTGCTCAAGCAAGTGCATTGCTTCAAGTGCGGCCAAGCATTAAATTGGGAGGATTAAAATGGACGAAAGCTACTACACCGCCCGGCTGGTGATCAACGATGGGTACGAGGACCGGCTGGACATGACGATCACCTGCCAGAACGCCCAGCAGCTGTTCCGGGCAAAGGACCTCATCGCCGATCAGATGAACGCCTACATCGCAGAGTTCGCCGTTCAGAGCGGCCTGACCGGGGTACCGAGCAACGCCGAACAGAATGCCGCTGCGCTTCAGGCAGTCATTCAGGAGCAGACCGAAAAGGCAAAGCAGCAGGAGCCGGAAGAACCTGCCGAGCCGGAGCCGCCCGAAACTGCACCCGATGAGCCGGAGGAAAGCCCCCCCTCGCACGATGATGCGCTCGATGCCGTCTGCTACCGCCCGGATCTCGCATCATTCAAACTTGCACCCACCGAAACTCCCCAAAAGGCAGCGGCACCCGCAGGAGCAAAAGGCTTGATGAGGCTGAAATGCCCGAAGTGCGGCGATGTGTTTGTTGCTTTCACAAAGGACTACCGCACCGAGTGGACCTGCAAAGTATGTGGCGAAAGATTCTCGCTGGAAAACACCGCGCTGTTTGAATACGACTGCAGCTGCGGTCGGCACACTTACGGACGGACAAACATCGAGGATGCAGATTTTAGCTATCCCTGCGGCGATTGCGGCAAGGCAACCACCCTCAAATGGAACCCAAAAGCCAAAAAATACATGGAGTGATGCAGATGCCCGCCTCGGACGACGACCGGGAAATGATGGCCCGGTTCAACGATACCTTCAGGAAGCTCAAGACCAACCGTGAACAGGTGCCGCTGGAAGTCCTCCAGACGAAGTACGGCAAAGCCTACCAGAAGCTGACCAAAGAAATGGCCGACCTTGCTGACTGGTTCGCCGCCCGGCTCCGGGAGAGGATGCCGTTCCCGATGCACCCAAAGGACATCGCCGGGAATCGGCAGCTATCGCAACAGATCGCCGCCGTCCTCGCCGAGGAAAGTCAGCCGGGTGCCCTCATGGACCAGTACCGAAAGGCCCTGATCGATGACCTCGACTATGACAAGTTCCTCGACCTCGTCTGGCAGCTTTACCACCGCACCGAGGAAGCCTACGAACCCTACTGGCAAAAATACAACTTCTGGCACGTTTACCCGGACGGCCACCGCTGGATCAGAAACCACATCACAGGATTCTTCTGGCAGAACGGCCAGCCGGGAAACGATTCGGATTCATTCACCAACGAGGGAGGCTACTGGATGGACTCCAAAGGAGAGTACCAAGGCGCAGCCTTTCCCCCTCACATCAAAGGAGACAAGATATGGACAAGGAAGAATTGATCGCCCGGTTTGAATCGGAGATGGCCAAGGTCAAGCGGCCCGGCATCGACAAGTTGATGGACTACATCCGCAAGAGCGACTTCTACACAGCACCCGCAAGTACGAAGTTCCACCTCTCCTGCGAGAGCGGCCTCCTGCAGCACAGCCTCAATGTGTTGGATGCCCTCCGGGGTCTGCTTCAGGAAGAACAGACCAACGAGGACGGCACGAAAGCATGGTTCTACACGGTAGCCGGAACCTCGGTCGCACAGATCAAGGATGAGAGCGTCATCCTCATCGCCCTGCTCCACGACATCTGCAAGACCTACTTCTACAGCACCAGCACCCGGAACGTCAAAAACGAAAAGACAGGGAAATGGGAAAAGGCACCGTTCTACACGGTCAACGATTTGATGCCCCTCGGCCACGGCCCCAAGAGTGCCATGCTGATCAAGAATTACATCAAGCTCACCTCGGAGGAAATGTACGCCATCTGGTGGCACATGGGCTTCACTGATCAGCACACCGACACCATGAGCCTCGCCGCAGCGATTCAGAAATACCCCATCGTCTGGGCACTCCACACCGCCGACATGATGGCCTCGAATTTCATGGAGGACAAGGACGGCAACAAAAAGGGCTTCGAGTGGCAGGAAATCGGTGCCGAGAATTCCAGCAACAGCGCAGGTCAGTACTCCGACAACCCGGCTCTGCCCAGCGATAGCGACGAGCCTGTGTTCATGGAGGCCGCACCATGCTGATCGAAGAAGTTGAGTGCAGGGCAAGGGCCAGAGAAAAGGAAAAGGCTGCGCTCATGCGGGATGCAAAGCTGGAGGTCGCCTATAACATTATTTCGGAGGTTTACCGGGAGGCTGCTGCAGAAAGCTACCCCAACTGGACAAAGCAAAAGCAGAATGACATGGACGAAGTCGCGGATTGCACCCATGTAATTCTCAAACAGATCATCTACCTTTCACACAAACTGGAGGACCTGAACACATGAAAATTACCAGAAACCTCCTGCACGAGTGGTACCACGGCGGGGCCAGAACCCCGGCAGACGTTCAGAGGCTGGCGCAGGAGAACCTCGGCCTGACGCTCACCGCCGAAAAAGTCAAAAAGATCCTCGAAGATCAGATTCCTCTGGAACAGTGGTATCAGACAAGGATCATGGCAGCCATTCGGCAGCTTTACCCGGAAGCCTTTGTCCGCAAGATTGCAGCCGGAGTTTACAGTGAGCGGGGATTCCCGGATGTACTGGTGATCATTGATGGCCTGTACATCGGCCTCGAAATCAAGCGACCATTCCTCGGAAAGCCGACCCCGCTCCAACTCGACACCATCGAAGCAATCAAGAGAGCCGGAGGAACGGCGAGAGTCGTCTGTCTCCCGGAAGAAGCAGTGGAGGCCATCGAATATGCTACAGCAGGTCTTTGATATTTTGTGGGAGGCTGCGCAGGATGCCGCCCAGCGCATCTCGGACTTCTTCAGAAGAATCGGCGAGTGGGCCAAAGAGGTGTCGCAGAAAGTCCTCCGGGCCTACGCCGGAAACATGGCAATCCTCTATGGCCTTGCCACCGAGAAGCAGATCCGGCTCATGTACCATCGGAGGCCGAGGATTCGGAAGAAGTGGTATCACATCATCCTGCGCCGCATCCGCAGGTTTTTGAAAACGGCGGTGATTCCGACATGAAGAAGAAAAACGCTATCCCATTCAAACCGAAGCCGTTCAGCCTGAAATCCAAGGCCAAGCAGCGCACGGCAGAGGACGCACTGGCCGGGATGCGCACCCTCCCGATTCCAGCCCTCGTCACGACCATCAACATGATGATCGGCGTTCTTTCGGAGCGAGGATTCCCGATCTACGACTGGGACAACAAGGACAAGGCGGTCTATAAGCTGGTGTTCAGAGGCGGCAAAATATACGCCCTCATTCCGCACACTGCCAAAAAGGAGGATGCCTCCCATGCAGAAACACCCGTCTCAGATGAGCGAGGATGAGCGCATCTTCCTCAAGCGATACCTGAGCCAATATTACAGAGCAAAGGAGCGACAGAAGATCCTGCGGGAAAGGCTGGTCGACATTCGGACAGAACTGGACCCAGCCGGAAAGAACGGTCGGAACACATCCCTCGCCATCAAGATGGCCGAAATTGAGGACAGAATCGCCCAGCAGTCGGAGATCGAAGCGACGGCCATTCTGGACATTATGGAAGTCCTCGAATTCCTCCCGCAGGATTCCGTAGAGCGGGAGATCATGGAAATGCGCCACATCGACTGCAAGCCGTGGAACGAGATCATGCGCACCATCCACCTGTCAAGGGCACCGTGCTTCAGGCGGTACAGCACAGGGCTGGAATGGCTATACACCTACAAAAAGGTGCGCACCACGCTGGCCGAATTCAGGGCGAGGGTCGAACGCACAGAAAAGGACGGCCACTAAAAAACAAAGACCGGGGCATAGTTCCGGGGTAGCACACTGGGAATTCCCGCACAGAGAAATCCCGGCCAAGGCTCCCGGCTATGCCCCGGCTTTTTCTTTTCCCATTTTGGATTTTAGGCTCACCCCTCGCACACCCCGGATTCCATGCCCCGGCTGTCGCCCGGAAATTTTGCGCCGTGTTCAGGACTTCAAAAAAGCACAAAACCATACGCCCGGAAACAAAGCACCCCCTGTCTGGCCCTGCTTTTTACCAGCGGTAAAAACAGCCCCTGTGTGGCGTGGGAGCAAGGTCATTCGGAACCGTGGACGCCCGGCAGCACAGCCCCACAGCACAGAGCAGCGCAGGGGCGCAGCGGGGTCGAGGCGGGGCAACCGCAGGGCAGCGAAAGAAGATACCCAAAGAGACCCCAGAAGTCAATACAATGGTCGCATGGACAAGGGCCAGCCCGCCCAAGCCCATCACGAGTAGGCATCGTGTTGTGTTCTCTCCTTTATACCTTTTCACGGACAAAGGCGCACCCCGCAACCACGCTCGGCGCGCCTTTGTGTTGGAGAGAGAGGGGCTACCCCCACCCCGGCCACGGCGTAGGTACTACCCCGCCCGGAGAATGATGCGGGGCGAGGAAGGTCCGGAGGTTTTTCGCCTGAAAACCAAAAAAAATTTAGCATTTCGTTACGCAAACCCCATTCAGACCCCACATAGGAGGTGAACGCCATGCAGCAGACCAACCCCATGCGGATGGAGAGACGGCGACTGGCCGACCTCATTCCCGCCGCCTACAACCCCAGAAAAGCCCTGACCCCGGAGGACCCGGAGTATCAGGACATAAAGGCCAGCATTCAGGGGCTGGGCTACGCTGACCCCATCGTCATAAATTACGATGGCACCATCATCAAAGGACACCAGCGGCGTACCGTGATGATGGACATGGGCATCGAAGAAGCCGAGGTCGTCGTTCTGGACATCCGGGACAAGGCCAAGGAAAAGATGATCAATGTGGCCCTGAACAAGATCACCGGCAAGTGGGATCTTCAGATTTTGAAAGACCTCCTGTCCGATCTTGACCTCAACGGCTACGACTTCTCCGTGACCGGCTTCCATCAGGATGACCTCGAAGATTTAATCCAGCAGCTGGATGTGCCGGAAGAAGCCCATGATGACGACTTCGACCCGGATGCAGCCAAGGAAGAAATCGAAACCCCGGTCACACGCCGGGGCGACATTTGGAAGCTGGGCCGCCACCGCCTGATGTGCGGCGATGCCACGTCTCTGGACGATGCGGAAATTCTCATGGCCGGGAACAAACTCGACCTCGTAATCACAGACCCGCCCTACAACGTGGACTACGGCGCAAAAGTTGGTTTTCTGAACGACTACCTCGACCAGACCGACAGCCGCACGAACAGCGTCATCGAGAACGACCACATGGATGCGGCCAGCTTTTACAGTTTTCTGCTGGCAGCATTTCAGGCCATGAACGATGCCATGCGCACAGGCGCAGCGATTTATGTTTTTCACGCCGAGAGTACCGGGCTTCAGTTCCGGCAAGCCTATTCTGATGCCGGACTGAAACTGGCCCAGTGTCTGATATGGGAGAAAAACGCATTTGTTCTTGGTCGCCAAGACTATCAGTGGCGGCACGAACCGATTCTCTACGGCTGGAAAGAGGGAGCGGGTCATTACTTCATCAATGACCGCACACAGGACACCGTTCTTCTGGACGACCTGCCCGACTTCCAGTCAATGAAGAAGCAGGAACTTCTGGCCTTCATCGACCAGATGCTCCGGGAATACAAGGATCAGACCACGGTTCACTTTGAGCCGAAACCGACCCGAAACGATATGCACCCGACCATGAAGCCTGTACCTCTGATCGGACGGTTGATGAACAACTCTAGCCGCCCCGGATGGATGGTCGGTGACTTTTTCGCCGGGAGCGGGTCCACCCTGATGGCAGCAGAGCAGCTCGGACGGACGGCATTCTGCATGGAACTGGACGAGAAGAACTGCGACGTAATCATAAAGCGGTGGGAAACCTACACCGGGCAAAAGGCAGAGAAGCTCTAACCGCCGTATGACAGACCACGAATTACAACTAGCTATCAGCGGGGGGGG